CCAAATAGGTATAAAAAAAGAGCGATTGCCGCAAAAAACACCGCTTTAAATTTCTTTAGAATTTCCATCATCTTTTTTTCTCCTGCTCATTCCAATATCCCGCACGCCACTGATGCCAAGCATTATACCCAGACTGGTCAGCAGTTGTTCCCAATCTACAAGTTCCACATCAAAATATGGTGCAATCACGCAGTTGTTGAGGAACCCATAACACAAAATCCAGCCAATCAGTGGAATCCATGAACGTTTATTTAATTTTGGCATAATTCAATCCCTTGCTGAATGAGTTCATCCGAATATGGCTGAATACCGTTTTCCATACGGATGATTGCTTTTATAAACACTGTCAGCACACCGCGTTCCTCAATATCTATAACCGTATCCGGATAAACACCGAGTTGTTTCGCAACCGACTGAATATAGGCGGTGGTTTGGTTCTCATTTGGCGGCGCATAGCGGCTGACAATCTGGCGAACCGTATTTAACCCATGGATTCGTTTATAGTTTACCAGAACTTTTGCCAACGCTCGGATTCCATAGACCGGAGCCGTAAAAACACAAAAGGCGGAATCTATATTCCGCCCGTTTGGATTTAACCCCAACCAGTTCTCTCCATGCCGTATGTTTCCCGGATTATTGTTTCTTATGCCTCTTGGCAACTGCTGATTCATTGTGTAACTCCCATATCATTTCTCTTAATTCATCAATTTTCAGCTCCAGACGGTTGATATGCACCTGCGTGGCATATTCGCGCGCCACCTGAACCTTAAAATCATTGAGTTCCTTGCGCATTTCGCCGAATTTATAAACCAGCCAGATAAACGCCGGAACACAGACGATCTGTAAAAACTGCAGCCAATCCATTATGTTTTGTAGACCTCCTCACTTTCATTGACACAGGATATCTCCACCGTGTCGCCGCGCGGACGTACACCGATAACCTTTGCCATCATGGACATTTTACCTTTTGTTCCAAAGGCAAAATGCGTCCGTTCCCGGGCTGTACCGGTATAAATTTCAAAATCAGGCATTGTGGGCAGAACAGCTTCACTGTCTACCGCTCCACGAGTGGCAGGAAAAGCACCACTCATTGAACCATCCGCCAGTCTGAAGCTGATAAAATGTTCTTCGCCGGGTTTCCAAATCAGGTTTTCCGAGAGTTTCAGCATATTACCGAAGATTGACAACACTTCGCCGCCTTGTCCCCATTCACACATATCGTGAACTATGCTGATTAAATCACCATATGTCGGAATCAATCCCTCCAGTTCAGTCTGGAAAGTGATATATTTGCGGCGATAACGGTTGCAGGCGCACATATAATATCCCTCGCGCTCGGCATGATCTTTGTCGGTACAGCCAAACAGATCCACATTAGCCGGATTTTCTTCAGTACTGTCGGAAAGTTTGGTGATGACATCGTCATATTTCCAGTATTTATTGGAAAAATACTGCACTTTGACGCTGTCTGCCGTATCTTCAGACGGCATAATATATTCTATCGAAAAGCTGTCCTTAATAATATTCCGCGGCGTAAACATCGCTGTCGGTATGGTTTTGGGTTCATCACGGATAATCCGTACCATACCGGATTGCAGAATAGGTAGCGCCCGGCCACAACGTGCAACTTTGGAAACGGCCTCCCAGATGGTTGTGGCACTGTCAAAAATCCCGTCAAAATAATCGCCTCGGTTCTCCCAAACTTTATCTAACTGCTCCAATTCCATCAGATGAATACGTGCATCCGGCAATCTGCCGCCGTATTGCGCTTTTAGAATATCGGCGATTGCCCAGGCGATGGAACGACAAGCAACCGGCTCGCTCCAACCACTTTGACGGTTCCATTTTCTAACCTTACGAGTAATAATAGCATTGATTTTACGGCTGGAGTTGGACGACAAATTGTTGGTTGCCCGCATTTTGATAACCAGCAATGTCATTTCGCCAAAAGTCGCAGGTGTTTCCATATGCCCTTTCAGGCTTTCCCAATATATGGAATGTGCCGCCCGGGCGCTGGTGTCCTTGTCATCAAGTCTGGTCGCGCGAACCTCATAGCGTCCCATATCTACACTATAATTATAAGTAAGGCGGATGGGCTTATTTTGTGCCGCCGAATAAGTTTCCGTTCCAAGCACAAACCAGTCGTCCAAAGCATTACCTTCATCATCTATTGTTCTGGCCTCAATTTGCCATTGGATGGATTTTTCTGACAAACCGCCGCTGTCGTTGGCATAATATAAACCGGCACTCATAACGACATCTATGCTGATTTTATTGATTTGCGTGTCTTCCGGATTAACGACAAAACCGCCGACATATTCATCTTTCAGCAATTCTTGTCCGGCAATTTCCGGAGCCATAACAACATTGGGATTAAAAAGTGTCACTTCCCGATTCGGTTCGACAATTTCATACTCTACCTCAGCAAAACTGCTAATCGGCGTATCATCTATACGAATTTGTTCCACCTCACAGTACCCTTGGGTTAAAACATGCAACTGACATAAATACTGTTCATTGTCTTTATATTCAGTGTATGGTTTGGCGGCAAAGTCAGGATAAATAATGTGCCGGCCATATAAAACCGGAATGACGCCGCCGAGTTTGGCCTGATTACCTTGGGCATTTAAGGAGTAAGTCGGGCTGGTTTCCAGAGAAGAGGAGGAATAAGACGAACTTAAACTGCTGGATGGAGACGGAATGACCGCATTGACCAACATTGAACCGCCAACGCTGACAGCCGTTGCCGCGGCCGCTCCGGCAAAAGCGCCGTACGCGCCGGCAGCTATACCTCCGGTATAATACGCCGCCACCATAACTGCCACCGACAAAACCACCTTTAGAGGATTGGAACCTCCTCCGCCACCGCCTTGCGGCAAACAGAGAAAAGCAATGTGGTCAGTCATTTTGGGGCAGATACTCCAATATTGCCGCAACAAAGGCTCTCCGTTCAAAAAACAGATAAATGGCAGGTTTTGCGGACTGACATTATATTCGGTTGCAATTTCCGACACATTCATCTGTTTTAGACAATAAAAAACCTCGCTTTGCGCGAGGTTAAAAGGGTTTTGTATTTTAACTATTTGCATCTGTGTTCATTTGTTAAGAATGTTCTTCTAAAAGTAAAGAATTTTCTTTAGCAATCATTTCCGCCAGTTCTTCCTCTGTTGGTAACACAGTTTTATATTTACTGGCAAAAATCTGCTTGCTTTCATTAAGAACCGAATACTTGACCATCGTTTCACTCTTATCGGTGCAGAGAATAATTCCGATTGTTGGATTATCATCCACGCCACGTTTGAGACTGTCAAACATTCTGACATACATATCCATCTGTCCGATATCCGCATGCGTGAGCTTGGTTGTCTTCAGATCGACCACGACAAAACACTTCAAAATATAATTGTAGAAAACCAAATCAGCGTAAAAATGGTCGGTTTCCGTACTGATACGTTGCTGTCTGGCCACAAAAGAAAAGCCTTTGCCTAATTCCAGCAAAAATTTCTGCAAATGTGTAATCAGCTCTTTTTCAAGCAGGCTTTCCTTACCTTCCAAATTTTCTGGGACATTCAAAAATTCCAGAACATACGGATCTTTAATAAAGTTTTCAGTAGACTGACATACAGGAAGATTGTTTGAAACATCAACAGTTTTCTGTGTAGACAGTAACCGATGATAATAACCGGATTTAATATTACGTTCCAATACGCGGGAAGACCAATTTTCCGCGCTGGCTTCTTTTAAATAATAGTCTCTTTCTTGAGTATTATCCAAACGCATAATTAAACGAATGTTGGTCCACGAAAGATTCGTTACGCAGTGCGTATCAAATTCGGGAAAAGTCTGATAAAAAGTTCTCATATTTCTTAGATTAGCCTCAGAGAAACCTTTGCCAAAGGAATCTGTTAAATAACGGGAAAGGCTTTCAATCAATTTATCTCCATATTCCGCTCGAGTTTTGCCATTTTGTTCTTCTTCAACAATTCGCCGACCGATTTTCCAATAAGTTTCAACCATAATAGAATTGACGGTGCGATAAGCATTGGAACGGGCTTGGGTCAGCAATTCTGCAATATCAGCAAAAAACGGCATATTTTGTGTGGATATTTCTGTTGTCATCTGGATACCTCTCTTTTATTGTGTCCCTAGCAAACAATGAGTTGAAAGTCAAGATTTTAGGGCTTTTCATACTCTAAAATCTCCATAATCTGCCAGCCGTTCATTTTAAGTTCCGGCAGTTTTTGAAATACCACACCGACACCCTGCATATTATGCAAAACACCGCCGCCGTCAGCTTCACAGTATACACCGACATGGCAAGGATATTTATTTTGTGTTAAAATGACAATATTTTTATCCTTAAAATCATAAGTTTCTTTTAAGTGGTTATAATTAGATGATTTTCTGAACTCGGATAAAACATCGCGCAGACTTGTTGCATCGGCAACAATTGGCGACAACTCTATCCGAAGTTCATTTTTATAAACATCCCGAACCAAGCCCCAACAGTCATAATCGCCGTTAATCCAAGACTTTCCGATATATTTGACAGCCCAATGTTTCATTTTAGCTTACTAACCCCATAAATTTTGACAAACGGTAAGTTTCATTTGGAAACGTTTTGTTTCCGATGTCGGTCATTCTGGCCTTGGCTGTGATTTTGTAAACATCGCCGCTGACTTCCGTAACAGTCAGGCTAACCGGCGGTATCATCTGCGGCGTATCAAGATCCGTAGAAAGATACGGCCGGTAAATCAGCTCGGTTTTATGTTGCGAGGAGGCGGCACTGTCTAAATGCTTGATAATTTCCCGACTGACATTGTCAATTTCCACAGTGATTTCAGGCACGGCGGAAGTATCCACCGGCGGTAGTTCCAAGTTAAAGCACATTGCTAAAAACTCAACTTTTTCGCCGTTTTCAAGCTTGGCCGTGATATTTTTGAATCCCTGAATCAGACGGATAGTAGTTGGATTTCCGTCATCATCCACAAAATCCGGATGTTTTATTTCCAATGTATGATAGATAAACACATCGCTTGGGCATGAAGCATAAGCTTCTTTGATTGCCTCCTGCAAAACATCATTTGGCATTAATTTCTCCTAATAACCTACAGCAAACCATGAAACATAACCCTGTCTGGCACCATCACTGTCGGAATCTCTATAACGGATCTTAAAAGACTGTGCCGTAATGGAAACGGCAACCGCCAGATAATTAGAATCTGATGTGGAACTCGACGGCTGGTTGTAAGGAGTAAGCAGAACAGCAATCGGCGCTGTTGTAAAAGCCAGAGGAAAGGTCACGGAAAAATCTGAATTTGCATTGACATTAACACGGCCACCCTGTTTAATTAAGCCAGTTGCAAGATTTTTTTCATACCACAAGATGTTGCTTTTTGATGATTGAAAAATTTTGGCATTAAAAGCAGAAACTGAAATATTGCTTAAGGAAACGTCAAGTTTATTAGCCAAACCGCTGCGCAAAACCGATGTATCCTCTTCTGACAGTGGACGGCTGATATCGGCGCACTTTATATAGACCAGCTCATAATATGATTTTGGTCTTGTCTCTGCTCCAAAGCGCGGTGTACCGTTTTTTCCGTCCGTTTTGGGATCAAGAACATACATGTTTGTTCCATCTTTTTGCAGTCCCTCATCTGCGCCGGAACTGGTCATAATAGCGGCACCATCGCCTGAACCATACGTATCCGTACGTATTTGGTTAGAATGATAATGTCCCTGAAATTGGTCATTTAAAACCGAACCGGTATTATCAGTCGTTCCGCTTCTGGCATAGTTCAACAACAACGGCAAAATAACAGTATCATTGTCCACTTTGACATAGGATGCGCACATACCGTAGCTTTCAACCTGATTGTCGTATGTTGCTTCATCAACAAACACTAAATAATCTGTGTCAACCAGCTGAGTAAAAAAATCAGGATATCTGGCGCGGGTAATGGTGTTTTTGTACCACACCGGCTCATAACCATCCGGCACTTTTTTATTTGCCGGAACAGACAGGCGGGAACCGAGCGGTGCCGGCGCACAGGATTCAGCATAATATTTTGCCTGATTGGCTTGGGCTTGAGCCAACGCAACCTGATTTTTACCTTCGGCTTTAACATTGGCAACCTGCGTATTCCCGGCTGAATTAACCGCATTGACTTGTGTCTCGCCGTTATTCTGTATTATTGAAACCTGCGTTGTGCTTTCATTTTGAATAGTTGAAACAGCTGTATCGGTGGCCGATGAGATGTCGTTGAAAATCTGGTTTGCCTGATTCTTTATATTTAAAGTATCTTCTTTTAACTTTTCAACATCCGATTTTATGGTATTTGTCTCTGATTTGATTTGTTCTGTTGAATTTTTGGCTACAATCGCCGCATCCCGGGCATTCTCTGCTTCTGCAACCACATCCGACACACCACCGGTTATGGCCGTGCGGATGTCTTTGAGTTGTTTGGCAACGGTCGGAACATCGCCGCTTTCCACAGAAACATTCGTATTTTCATCACCGTGAACGATGGTATGCCACTTTTCACCATCACTTTCGGCCTGAACAACAACGGCTTCCAGCCTTTCTTCCATATTAGCCATTACAAATTCTCCAACTGTTTAAAGCAGGTTATATTTACATATTTATGAAAAAGGTCTCCCGAACGGGACAATTTATCAAAATCATTGGAAAGCAGGATGTCTAAAGCCCCCTCTGACAGGGTAGGGCGCTCTCGTATTTCCAATTCCGATGTTATCGCCCACAAAATCCTGTTTTGCAATTTAGCGGTAAACTGTTGGGTAAACCTTGCCTCCTGCTCAATCAGACCCAACCCGCCTAAAAGAGGAATAACAAACCACTCAGCTCCTTCTTTGGCATGATACTTATACCATGCCTCAAAAAGCGAAAATTGCGAAGCGTTCATAAACCATTTGACGGTAATCCGGCTCGGAACAGAATCAAAACGCCGCCGTTGCCGCGCCGTTCCGGATTCCATCTGGGTGCGGATAATCGCTTCATTGGGAGTAATGGAATATTCCTCTACCAGAGGCAAAGGAAGCAAATCCGGAAATTTTGTTGTCATAGAGTATCCTCTGATTAACCATAACTGCCGTATGCGGGATTAAGCCCGTAGCGGCGTTCCAATGCCGGAGCCAGTCCCGTACCTTTGGAAACATTCCGCGACATGGAATTTTCAATTTTCTCAATCATAATATCCAGATTGAACTTTCCATTGCCCTGATCTGACTTGGAAACAGAAGTTTTAACGTCTGAAGCGGCATTATTGATTACATTGACGCTGATGTTGACATTTGTTCCGTTATCGCCCAGCGCTTTCATCTGCTCTCGGGTAAAAACGCCTTCACCTCTTTTGGCGATAATCGGCACTTCATCTCCAACGATGCCGCCGGAATGAAATCTGGGTGCATTGGCAAAAACCAACGAGCTGGCTGATTTTGTCGCCAAATTGTCCGCGCCAATGATTCCGCCGCCATGAGCCATGGAAAATCCAAAAAAGCCGCCGATTCCTTCCATCAAAGGTTGGGTTATGGCCTGCCTGATGGCAATGCGGGACAAATCGCTGACAACCGCATCGGCGAAATCGGAAAAATTTATTTTTCCAGTAGTGACAAAATTTGCAAGAGCGTCTTCCATACCGGAAAAAGCGTTTTTAACCGCATTTTCAGCCAAGCTGGCAAAATCGCCGATTTCATTCAGAATGCTCCGAAAGCCGCGTTTAAAGCCATCTTCCAAAGATTTGGAAGAATTAAGCGCCGTCTCATCGGCTTTTTTAACCATATCGTCATAAACCAAAGCAATTTGCTCTTTATAGGTTTCATAATCAGCCGAACTGGCATCCAGATTTTTAAGGGCGTTAGCCCGCCATTCGTCCGCTTTGGTCATCGCCTGTTCATACGGCGACTTCAGTTCCAAAAGCTTCTGCTTGAGATCTTCAAGCATCTTTTTATAAGCATCGGTGTTGGTGGAAGATTTTGGCGTAGCGGTTGTCTCTGCCTCCACTTCAATCTTCGGCCGCAGTTTTGGATTTTCAAGATATTTCAGTTCCTCCCGCGCCGTCCATGCATCCTGTTCGGCCGCTTTCAGCAGTAAAAGCTTGTTCTGAATTTCCTGTGCCTGTGGTTGAAAATCCGGATATTCCGCCGCAATTTTCCAAATTTCTTTTTCATATTGCTCCAAATCGGTCTTTGATTGGCGCAAAATGTTCGCCCAGTCCTTGGCGTAAACCTCATAATCCTTGAGCAGGGCGTTCGGTGTGAGGCGTGTAACAAGAGACAAACCGCCAGTGTTTTTCAGCTCTTTACGCAAATCACGGACATTTTGTTCGGCGGTTTTGAGTTTTAAACCCCATTCCGCTAACGCCATGTCTTTTGTCTGTTCCACGGAAAAGCTCGCCGCTTCTTCAGCCGTGGCTTTCAACTCGTCCTGAAGTTTTTTCAATGTCTCGGCATGGTCTTCCGCCGCTTTTTTGGCAACATCATGGCTGTCAACCAGTTTATAAATCGCCATTCCGGCCAAAACCGCCAACCCCGCCGGTCCGCCGACAAGAGCCAAAGCGCCTTTCAAAACACCGGCGGCTGTTGCCATCAAAGCCATTTGTGCCGCCGCCAGTTTGGAAACATTGCTCATCATCGCAATACCGGCAACCGCTGATTTGGTGGAAACGGAAAGCCCTGCCATAGATACCTGTACATATCCGATTCCAGCTCGCAACAGATTTAATCCGCCCAAGATTGCCGATGAACCAAGCCGTGCCACCAGCAGAACCAGCGCCGTATCGGCATGCTCCGCCAGCAGAAAAAAAGCATCCGCCGCAACGGTTACCGCGCTTGCCAAAGTTTTACCAACAACATCAGCTGCGTTTCCGCCTCTTTCCACCAATTCGTTAAAACGAGTAAAAGTGGCTTTTAAAGCATCATTCAAACCGCTTTGGCCAACTTGACGGTAAAGCTTTTCAAAACTGTCCTCAATGTTGGACAGCACGCCGTTCATGGTTTTCATCTGCTCGTCCATTGCCCCGGCAAACTGGACATCTCCCAAAGAACGGAGATATTTTTCTATATCTGCGGCGTTTTTCTTAACCGTTGTCGTAACCCCGGCAAAAGTAAATTTGACTTCATCTGTCAGGGTATTAGCTTTGATTCCAAAGCTTTTAAGGCGTTCAAACTCTCCAACCGTTGCATCAGCGACCGCCTCCACAAAATCAATCATATTTCTGCTGAATGCTGATGCCGTGTTTCCATAAGAAGTCAGTGCTTCTTCAGACGGATCAAGCCCCAGCGCCTGCAACCGGATAAAAGCCTCTACAATTTCGTTGAGCTGGTACGGTGTGTCAACGGCAAATTTTTCAATCAGGGCAAAAGCCTCCTGTGCCGCTTCCGCCGATCCGGTAACCGTTTTAAGCGATGCCGAGAGTTTTTCAAAAGTCGTGTTGGCACTGAAAATGGCGGAAAAAGTATTTTTTAACCCCTGAAAACCCAGGTATGCGCCAAACAGCGCTGTTCCCTGACGGATGACTTCATTGAAAGACCGGGCGGTTGCATCCAGAGCTTTTAAATTATCATTGGCCGGCTGAATAACCTGTGTAATCCGCCGAAAAGCCCTGTCGCCATCCGCTCCTAAGCTTTTGAACTCCCGCCGGACTTTATCGCCGCCCACCGCCGATAACCTGATACTTAAATTCTTAACCGCACTCATTTATCTCTTGATTTCCTAAAATAGCAAATATTCCTATCGGCAAAAGTTCACTTATCAGCTCCATATCAAACCCAAGGTTTTGAGCAAGATTAAGAGCCAAGGGTAAATCAGGTTTAGGAAGTTTCAGTAAAATTTCCCAAGCCTGATACCCGACATCGGTTTCCAGCGCTGTTTCTATATATCGGCATTTGTAGAACGGGCAGAAGGTTTTGCCATCTTCTCCGCATCCTCTGCAGTAACTTCGCCCATCGCCGAAGTGCCATTTGGCGCGGGCGTAGAGACGTTTTTTTCAGCTTCCAACACTTCCCGCAAACCGCAATACTGACTGCGGAAGTTTTCCGCCACCGCCCAAAAATTGGAAAACAGCTCATCAATTTTATTTTCCGTCAGCGGCGCAGATTTGTTTTCACCGGCCTCCATCACACCATCCCATTCCAAAATTCCGGCAATTCCCAGTCCGATAAGCAAAAACCTATCCGCCAGCGCCTCACGTTTGACAGGACTTTCAATGCTTTCTGCTGCCCCGTCTTCAATTCCCGCCTCTTTATTGGCCTTATAAGTTTTAGCCAATTCCGCCAACTTGCTGTTCATGTAGGCTTTGGCCTCATAAAAAACAGATGAGGTACACGGCTTAACCTTGACTTTCACCCCGTAACCAAGCTCCAGCCAGTACGGTTCTTTTTGTATTTTTAATTTCAGCATTTAGTATTCCTCCACATCATTGACCAGTGTTACCGTCATCATTTTGCCCAAGTCCTGATCTTTTGCTCCCTGAAAATCATATGAACATTCGATTCCGCCCGGACCGTCAATTGAGCGTTTGGGTTTAGGCAGATAGACTTCATAGCAGGAAATAACAAGTTTCATTGTTTCCGAAAGCTGATAACCCAACTCAATGTCCACCGGCGTTCCAGCTCTGGCCTTGTCAAGCAGAACATTATCGGCATATTTTGCGGAAATACTGCCGGACAAACTTGCCACACCCAAATCAATCGCCTCAACCTTGCCATCATTGCGGATGGTTTCGATTTTTTCCAGATTGTTGGAATAAGTGGCGCTTGCTGAAACAATATTAGCCAAAAGCTCGCCGCCGCTCTTTATATATCCCTGAAATTGCGACACACGGGTATAAGGATAAACTTCCGGAGCCGTGTCGATGGCCGTTTCCGAGCCGCTTTCACCCTGCGCCATTAGATTGATAGTTGCCTGCGCTTCGCCAGACCGCTGAAAATTAAAAGCAATGCTGTTGGCGCGCACACCGGAAAACCTGATAAATTGTGGAATCTCCGGCAATCCGACCTCCAGCGAATAACTCGGAACTGATGTTCTACCGCTTTCAAAAGTATGAGTAAAACTCCCGTCTTCATTGTCAGTTGTGACTGGTGTACCGAATACAGCCTTCAGCCAAAGGCCTATATTGCGCATATCCACCGGAACGGCCATATCTCCATCCACGTTGATGACATCCTGAAAAGGCTGTGTTGGGTCGCGTCCCAATCCCAGGACATTGGACGATACAAGATTTTGCTCACTGTCCAAAGATGAAGAAATAAACGGGATTTTCCGATAATTTTCTTCCGGCGGCACGCCGTACTCGTTTTCTTCGGCAATTAAAAGCTGGGCGTTCCAGCCATAGGCTCTACTCATAGGGTATTCCTTTCACTTAAGTTAAATTTGAATCAGAAACATATTCCAGTATTACCGGCACAATGGCAGCTTTGATGGTTAATCCGCCCTCAACCGGCTGTTCGATAAACTCCGGCGGTTCGGCATGCATATGGTCAATCAACCCGGAAAGCGTTGTATCAACTGCCAACAAATGCCCGACAGCTTCCAACAAGTAGTCAAGTTTGGCATCATTATCGGCATCGTCTGTCTTTTGCACCAGAACCTCAATCTCCGCCCGATGATGGAACACATAATACACCGGTGACAGCAAAATCTCCGGCTCGCCGATATTACCGTCTCTCAAAACAATCAGACCTGAAGAAGGAATTTTAACCGGAAGCGAGATATTACGTCTGACTTCCGCGTCCGGTAACGCCGAAAGCTTGTCAAACAGGGCCTGTAAAACTTGTTCACGTTTGCTCACGCCAATTCTCCAAAATTAAAAACGGCAGTTTCGCCTGCCATTTTGCACCTTCCGCAGCAAAATTAATCAGTTTGGGCATTCTAACCTGAGGCACGAGAACAAAAGCGATGATTGTTTTTCTTTTTTGTTCATGCACCAAAAGCGATGCGCCGTTTTTCCGATACACGAACCGCAGACGAACGCCTTTTGACCTTTCATATAAAGCCGGCGTCATACGTTTGTTGCGGATTCGTTTGGAAATGGCGGCGGTCGGTATCGCCAGCCACAAGCCGTCTTTGCCGCGAATAACCGTCTGATACTCAAAGCCTTCCATGATTTTCTGCACCTTGGTATAGACCACTCCGGCGGCGGAAATACTGTTTTTAGCCTTTGGGTAAACATCTCCCCGCCAAGTGTTGGCCAGTCTTGAACCCAATCCCGCGGATTTGACCTGCGTTCGCATGGCAGTTTTTAAACCGTTGGCGGCAAGAGACACTCCTTTGGTCACTGCTCTGGCGCAGTTTTGATACTCTCGTTCCATATATTCCGCCAAACTGCCTTCCACAACCGCTTTTAAACGCATACCAGATCGCAACTCCATATCAGATTGTGGATGTCTTTGACAGGTTCGGAACGGACGGCATAAATTTTGCCGTCCATTCCGATTTTATCGCCAACTTTTAAATCCGGCGCATCGGAAATTCTGATCTTCGCCCGATGCATGCCGGAATGGGCATTGACAAACCCGACTTCGGTTATCTTGTCAGGCTCGCTTAAAATCAGGCGGACGGAACTATTTTTGTATGTCGCCGTCCGTCCCAGCCGGTTGAATAGACTGTCCACCGCCGTTTTCATCGGGTTTACCGTCATTTTCCTTATTCTCCGTTTGCTTCTTTCCAGAGTCGGACGAAGAATTCGTCGACCCTTTGGTTAATTTTTCCGCAAATCCCAAAGCAATCAGCCGATTGGCTTCTGTTTCACTGACATCGCAGATATTGCCCGGCAATATTTCTTTATTTTTGCCAATAACCAAAGTAATCAAAGCCCTTATTTTCATTTTTGCCTCCTTTACCCAATGGTTACGCACATGGAGGCGTTCGGCCGATAGGGAACAACCAGCGGGGCGGACTGCAGCAACAGCCAGCGCACACTGGGATCTTCTTCTATCCACGACTTTGTAAAATAGCGGCTGGCCGTCCAGTTGGCTTTTTCATCATGAATGGCACCGTAACAGCGTGTTCCCTCCAGTCCCTTTCGAGATCCGAGCAGTACCGTCTTTTCCGGCAGAAGCTTTGCCGTCTGTCCGGCGTCATTGATATAGGTGTCGTTATAAACCCAGATATCAAAATCACCGATTGAGCCGATATAACGGGCTTTGGCATCTTCCGAACGCAACGCCGGATCAATGGAAAGACTGTTATTTGTGCCACGGCGGATGTCCAGATATTTCTGTACGATGTCATTGCCCCGGAAAATCTTCCATGCCTGCGGATCCATAACCACGGTTTTGGCGACCACGCCGGATTTGTCCTGAATGGCAATCGCCCAGTCTTCCAGATTGTCAATCGGATTGACACCGGCGGTTTCCCAGGTTGATGAACCGCTCAAAGCTTTGGTTAACGTCTCATCTCTTCCGAAATCAACCGTCTGCGCCGGATAACCGTCTCCGGACACGATAACTTTGCCGGTGCGCAGAATTTCTGCCGCCATCACTTCCTCGCGGCGGGTCAGATTGTCCAGTTGATCCTTAAGATGTGTTGCCAATGCCCGTTCATAACGCTGAGCAGGGGACAAAGAGCCGCCGATTGCCTCGCCGGCAACGCGTTTATAAGGTATGTTGGCATCAAAACGACGTTTGTCCTTGACATACGCCGGTTTGAACGATTTAGTCTGATAACCGCCGCCGTCAACGACCTTTCCCGGCAGCAGGGGGGACACAAACGGCGAGATTCTCGGTTTGCTGTCCGTCACATCAAAGAAAATCTCTTCTTTGTCGGAAGTCTGAACATTCGGAAAAAACGTATCCAAAAGAAATGACGGCGGTGTCCGCAGGCGTTCCACCACCTTGGCCAACACTTGGGTTGAAAAAATATCCATCTGTTTATGCTCCTAATATGCTTGGTTGTTTTTGATAAAAATGCTTTTGGCACGGAGAGCATCTTTCAGGCCATCGACCGTAAGTCCGCTCCCGACAGTCAGTGCCGCCGCGTTGAACTCCCCGGTCAGATAGACAACGGCCTGTTTGTCTTTTTCCGATGTATCGACCGCTTCCGCCAGAATGGCGTAAGCATCCTTTGAACCATCCGTTGCCGCCGATGTGCAAATCGTGCATTTGCCGCTGGCCGTAATTTTGCCAAGAATGGTTCCACGGGCATACTTGCCGCCGGAAACGGTGGCCAACTCGACAATCCTTGGAAATTCTCCAGCCAACAAATTGTCAGCTTTAGTTTCGCCCTGATCCGTAAATCCCTGTGCTGTCATCTGTTTCTCCTTAAATTAAAGAGGCGATGCGTTGAGCAACCGCCTCCGGGGGTTCATTGTCGGCTTCCGCCGCCGGACGGATGTCCGGATTCTTAATTGCCGCCATGGCCTGTTCAAAAGCACTTTCCCGATGAGTGGGAACAGTTGCCAAAATCTCCAGGATATCATCTGCCGCCAAATCCGTTTTTGTCAGCAGCAGTTTGGCAGTGTTCTCCCTTCCTTGGGAAACCTCAGAGGCAAAGACTTGTACCATGCGTTCCCGTTCAGTGCGCCGAATATCCTCGGCGCTCGTTTTTTCATTGTCATTCATGAATATTTTCTCCGTTTGTTGAAAATTAAAGCCTGCGATTATCGCCTCAAACGAGGACAACCCGTCCGCCAGACCGTTACGAACGGCATATTGGCCGACAGCCACATCACCGGCACCAAAATTTTTAACCACATCCACCGCCGTGATACCGCGGTTACGGGCGATTTTGGCGATAAAAACCTCCGCCAGCTCATCAACCCTTGCCTGAATCTTGGCTCTGCCTTCTTCCGTGTTAATGTCCGGGCGCTTGTTGGGGCTTTGAGAAGAAACGATTTCTATCGTTTTGCCGTCATCATCCTTTTCAAAAACGGAAACCACTCCGATAGAACCAAGCACCGCCGTATCGGAAGCCAAAATCCTGTCACAGGCGGAGGCAATCCAGTATGCCCCGGAACAACAGGCCCCGGACGCATAAGCGACAATCGGCTTTTTCCCTCTCGCCAGAAAAATCATGTCCGCCAACTCCGAACAGCCGTTGACTTCACCGCCCGGACTGTCAATATCAAACAAAATGGCTTTAACTTCAGGATGTTGCAACGCTTTGTTAAAGTCCCGGGCCAGCAGTTCATACGATGTTGCACCGCAAATCCTTGTCATCAGGTTGGCATAGCGAAACAACGGGCCGGACACTTTAAGAACAGCAACGCCGTCTCTGATTGAGGCGGCGTTGGCATCTTTCATATCTTTGCCCATCTCCCGGGCTATGGCTTCAGGCGTTTTACGGCTTTCCTTCGCGATCTCCGCCATCGTTCCCATCATCTCCGGCGTCATCGCCCAAATGCTCCTGTTTAGTATTTTCATTGATCAACCCCATTTCCTTAAGTTTATTTTTTTCCCGAACCCGTTGTTCGACCACTTCCTCCCAATCCAGTCCCTGAGAGGCGCACTCGTTTTCCAGCGTGGACAAACCGATTTCCATACGGAGTTGGCAGGCCTGCGCTTCCTTAACCGGATCAACCCAACCGCGCCCCGGACCAATCCATTTGCATCGGGTGTAGGCGTAGCGGTTTTTATAAAAATCCGGCGCATCCACCAAGCCTTTGTTGACCATTTCTTCAAGCCACAATTCATAAACCGGTGTTGCCCAATAGTCCGCCAGCCATTGCCGCCGTCCGTTAAAATGGCGCCATGCCTCCAACAATGCCGACCGCGCTGAGGAATAATTGGTTTTGGAAAAGTCCTTCAGCAACAATTCGTATGGGATGTTTAATCCCGTGCCGATATGTCGGAGTAAATTCTCCACAAAGCTTCCATAAGCGGAGTTGGGTCGGCTTGGCGTAAACGGCGCGACCTTGTCTCCGGGAAATATCGGAATAATGGAGCCACCCTCCAACTTAACCTGCCAGTCTTTCTTGGCGTTCAAATAATCATCGCTGGAACCGCCGAACAATTCATTTAATTCTTCGCCACCCATCGGCGTTTCAATAAAAGCGGCAATCATCGCGTTGACAATCGCCGCCTGTAATTCGGAACGCTCATAATGATCAAGCATTTTAAACATCGGCATAATCGAGGAAAGGATAGGTTTTCCCCGAGTCTGTCCAATACGGCTGACATCATGAATATGCAACACCCGCCGCCGGCCGAAAGGTGTAAAAGTCGGAACACGCTCCCATTCCAGCGAAGACATCCAATAATCCCCCGGATGTTCTTTTAAAATATGATAGGCGACCGGAGCACCGAAACAGTCAATCTCCACGCCGCCGCGCAGATTCTTACTATCCGTGCTGTTATTTGGATTGGACAGCCTGTCAGGTTCAATTAGCTGAATGGTGGTGGCAACCGGACGTTCCGGCAGCCACAAAGCCAACGCCAGCGCCTCACCGTTAATCAAACAGGATTTAAAAATCTGCGTTGTCAGTCCATGAAAATTGAGGCTTTGCGCCGCATCACACATAAAAGTCTCCGACCATGAGCGCCACAATCCCTCAATTTTGGCCTGCCATTCCTCCTCCCAATCCTTGGTTTTGCCTAAAAGCTTATAGTCAGGCTTGGCGGAAAGACGAAAACCCGTGCCGACAATATTGTCAGTCAGCGTCTGCATCGCACCGCTGGCAATCCCATGGTTGCGGGACAAATCTCGGGAACGGGCGACCATTGTGGAAAGTTCGGGCAAAAGATCGCTGTCCGCCGAACCCCGCCCGGGCTGCCATGAGGCAATCTCCCTTAGTGTCTGCGATGCTGCTTTATGTGATGTATCTGTCATGTTTTCCCAATATGTTGACTTTTTTATTAAATAGTTTAATTTAAAACCCACTTAACATGTTAAAGGAGCGAGCGATGGAGTTTGTTGTTATTGTGAAGTTATCAGATGATTTTACAAAAAGGTTAAATATTTACCAAGGTAAAGAAGGTCTTCAAATACAAGGTTTTAATGAGTTAAATTCCAATCATTCACAATTACATTCTGTTATAAATTACCGTATTTTTTATGCAAAAAATGTATCGGAGCATAGTACTTATAAAATTACTTTTGGTAATCCTATGCAGCCAGAGTATCAGAAAGAGTTTACAATTCCATCCAATCAAGAATATTTGGAAATATTTTTTCCAAATTAAAAACTGACTTTCATAATTCTGCGGCGAACGGAGTTTTTCCCCTCCGCCGCGGCAATTTGCGATTTAAGATTTGCAATATAGGTTTCCAGACTTGTCCGACTGGCTTGATTGTAAGTCACCGAACCAAAATTACCGACATTGACCGAAACTTCCCTTGCGCCTATCATCAGCTGATGATAAGCTTCTTCAGCCTCTGCTAGTCTGGTTTTTAATATCTCCTTATCTAAAGCCATGGATCGTCAACCTTTGTCGCTTTCATCTGTATAAATCTTGACGGTTTCTTTTTCGGCTTAGCCTCGGGATTTGCCGGAATAAGAGCCTCCAACTCGGCCCAGGCTTTTTCACTCATGCGGTCAAGACCGTAAATAGCCGCGCCGGCTCGGGCGTAAACCCGACAGTCCAAAGCTTCGTTACGCCTTGCGGGATCTTTTTCCCAAACCGGTTTCGGATAGCCGTTGCTTATCCTGACCACCTGCCGCTCCGCCGTTAGCTGTTTGAAATATTCCTCGGCATACTGCGGAAAATGGCAGCGTCCAAACAGCGAAGCATCCTCGCCGACACGCTCCAGCTTAAGCCAACGGTATAGCTCAGTCTTGATAACCGGACCGGACACATTCCATACTTTCAGTCCCTTTTTCCTGGTGTCGGCCTTGGATGTGGACAATAACATCGCCGTGTCCCGGCTCTGGCCCTTGACGGCAACCACCGTCCTCGGCTGGCTTGCTCTCGCGCCGTTGCCGCCCCAAACTGCTTGACTGAACTGCCTTACAAACGAATAAACATCCTGCGTGGCATATCCGGAATCAACGCACATCACTCGTATCGGCAATGTTACGCCGCTTTCATGCGGATAATCTTTTGTCAGCACATTTTCAAGTTTGCGCCAGACTTCCGGTCGGGCGGTGTCTCCATCTAAAACAAAATACGCCACCGACCAGCTCTGCTTTTGCCGTCCCCAAGCCACAACTTCGCATTCAATACGGTCTTTTTGAATATCAACACCAGCGGTCAGGAACAATCCGTCATAAGGAACAGTCCCGATCGGATAAGTTTCTCTGGCTTCATACAGGCGCTGCCATTCCGGCGCATCACTTTCCACCTCAAAGGTCTCACCCAGAATGGTGTTTTGAAAGCCCTGCATCAGGCTTGGATTTTTCTTGGTTTTCTCATAAATAGCCACGCATTCTTTCCACGACAGCCACCCAATCGGCGAATACAGAGACGATAAATGGAACCCCGCCGTCACTCCATCGCTGGATGCGGTTGCCTGCCAGCGGCCGTTGGCCAACATTTGTGTTTTATAATGCTCTCCAATATGTCCGCCGCAATGCTCGCACACATAGAACACATTGCCGTCTTCCGCCTGCATCTGTGTCCATTCCAGCCGCTGATAAGTGCCACAGAAAGGACAGGGCACAAAAAAATAGCGCTTGTCGGAGTTTTCAAACTCCCGCTCAATGTTGGACAGACCTTTGATCGTCGGCGTGGACACCAGAAAAATCTTTTTTCTTTTGTTGAATGTAGCGGTTCGCCGTTCCGCCAGCAAAATCGGATCGCCTTCACCGTCAATATCCTGCGGATAACCGTCAATCTCATCCATAAACAAATACCGCGCCGGCATGGAACGCAACCCCACCGCCGAGTTCGCTCCGGTCATCACCAACACGCCGCCCGGAAAATCCTTGGACAGCATGGTGTTGCCACTGTCCCGGGAACGCGCCGGAGCCACCAGTTTTTTTAGTTCCGGACAATCCTCAATCAGAGGATCTATGCGTTGTTTGGAATTACGCTTGGCCATTTCCACCGTTGGCGACACCGCCATAATCGGCCCCGGCGCTTTGTGCATGACATATCCCAGCCAGTTGTTGCCGCATTCCGTGCCTCCGATTTGCGCGCCTTTCATAAACACCACCTTTTGAATAGGGCTTTTCGGCGACAGGCAGTCCATAATCTCTTTCAAATACGGCGTTCTGTCTGTCCGCCAGCGCCCCGGTTCCGATGCCGACTTGCTGGAAAGAACGCGGTATTTATCGGCCCATTCCGACACCGGCATGTATGAATCCGGTTCCACGCCCTTGAAAAATTCATCCTCAATATAGCCCTTCGCGTCAAAGCTCCCGGTCGATAAGCTCTCTGCTTTCGGAGAGGAGTTTCCGTATGTATTCATCCAACACCACCGCCGTCTTATGTTCATCCGCGCCGAGTTCAGCTGCGATTAACGCCCCGTAGCGGGTGGAAAAGCCGGAAAACAAATCCCGCAAAGCTCTCCCGAGGTTAAATGCGTGCTGTCCGGCCTTTTTGCGGTCGATTGTTTCTCCCGTTACCATTTTGAGTTTTGCTTTGGCCAGCATCGCCCGATAATAAATATCCGCTGTTTTGGCCTGCTGAAAGGTTGAAAAATTCTGCCGCCCGCCGCCGGATAATTCCGGTTGAGTCTCAAACAGTGGATCGGCCTTACGGCTTTTGGCCGGATCTGTATTCATAAACCATTCCCTGTTGGCTTCATCCACGTCGATTTTACCGTCCGGCGTTTTATGAATACGCCCCGAGGCAATCGCCGTTTGCACGGCGTTCAACCGTACACCCCGAATTCTGGCATATTCCCGAAGTGACACCTTCCGTCCCATTTATTTTCCTTAATTTGCTTTAGCCATATATAAATAAAGCGTACAATATACCGCCGGAATTAATTTCAGCGCACCAAAGCCGATATTCAGGGCATTGTCAGGCATTTTTGCACCAAAAGGAAAACGAGGCAGATAGCCTCGTTTCCTCAAGCCTGCATGCGGATTTAGAAAGAAAGGATAATTAATTAAGTCCCCGCAACGGCTTAAAAGTTCAATATGACACGGCTGGAGGGGAACTTACGCTCCCCATACCGGCTAAAGTTTGCTTACATCATAACCAAGAGCCGTTAACACCCGTTTTTTCTCCTCTTCTGAGGGATTATCTTCATACCAACACCATGCATCGCTTTCCGATAAATAACCTTTAGGCGGAATTTTGGCTATGTTTAATTCTTTTAAAACTTCCAAAAGTCCATCCAGTCTGGACAATTCATGGCATATTAACTCTTCGATAATGTTCTTATTTTTCATGACTTAATCCTTTCTTTTAAGTTACCGCTTCGGCATCCATACCTCTGCTTACATTACAATGAATGCTTGGAAAACAGCGGAAATCCAGTTAATTCTGCATTATTTTTCAGGAAAATTGCGGGGCGGACCGCGCCCCGCTTATCTCTCAGTCCTCCCATTCGGGTATCAGGTCGCCGCTGTCAAGGTCGGGATTGTAGCC